TTGCCTTCTAGTATCTTTTCTACTTGGCCGGCAAGTCCTTCATCCATTTGCTTTTTAAACGCGAGCACATCTTCTAGTTGGAGATGCCATTGAGGTTCTTCGTTTCCTTCTACAAACGAAACAATACCGTCTTCGTTGCGAACCATATCATTATCCATTTCAAATTCAATTGGCAATCGTTTTTCGTTGTTTGCAATATAGAGAACTTCTTCTCTTGTGCGATTAAGAATATCGGCTGCTTGTTCTAAGGTTATTCTCATAATATTCTCCAAAATAAAGCGGAGGGAATTACCCTCCGCTCTAATTCATTACGGGTTTGCGTAGTTTCTTTCAATCGCAGACACAACAGAATAGTTGTTTTCGTCTACACGAGCGATATTAATACTTCCTAATTCAACCCAAGAACCGGACTTCAATCCTAATGCTCTAATAACAACGTTTGTTGCTGGTGCTGTACTTCCGGAAGGACGGTCTTTTTGAGTGTTTCCGTCAAAATCATAAGAGAAAACAAACTGATTATTGTTAGTACCCGTCAAATTAGCAGTTGCTAATGTAGAGGTTACACCACCAGTGTTTTCAACCGCAGTACCCGCAGAATCAACCAACAAAGATCCCGGAGAATTAATCGGATGAGTTCTTAACGTTGCTCCTGCAGATGCGGCATTATCGACAATAGTAATATCATCTAAAGTGTTGAACTGGAATACTGTGGGATCACCTGTAGCATTTTCAGCAGTAATTTTTAAAATAGTACCATTATTACCGCTTGTAGACATACCGTTTAGAACAAAGTATCTGTCTGTTTCTACAGCAACATCTAAACCTTCAGCGGTTGCTAAAGGATTAGTACTTGCACCGAATCCCACCAGAGTTATTTGTCCACTGTCTAAAGATGCATCTCCCGCGGCCGCGCCAACCTTGCTGATTGCAATACTGGTGCCACTATATTCTTTTGTATATGCATGATACAAGAAGAATTTTGCAGTTGCGCTGTCATTTACAATTTCATCAGAAAATGTGATTCTTCCTGATGCAGTAAACGGAAAGGCTCTTTGATTACCGTCTGTCAAACCAATTGCAGGATCTCCTGCAGTCCTAAAGTCTTCTCTCGTGTAAGTTGAATCTGATGCAAAAGACAATTGGTTGGTGTCTGCGGATGCAAAGTTTGTAATGTACACACCTTTACCGCCACCATCGTTATTGGTTACGTTATTGGTGAACAAAGCAGTACCAACAAACCTAACAAGATCGTCTTGTAATTTACCAATTTTTGAAGCTCCGGCAGAGTCTTCTATATTTCCATTTTCACGGAGACGATAATGTACCCAAGAATAAAGTTGTTCAAGAGTCAGAGATCCGGATCCGTCACCCGCAGTTGCATCAATTTCTACGCCAAACTTAAAGGGCCCACCATCGAGATCTTTAGTATATCCCAACGTATTCGAAAGTACAGACTCGTTAAGGTATCTAATTTTAGGACCAGCGTTATCAGCAGAATCGTAAAGTTCTCCACTTTGACCATTTGTTGCAATGACATTATCTGTCACAGTAATGTTCGGGTCTGAACCTTCTACGAGAGGAAATCTTTGTACGTTTGTGGGAAGCGTAGTACCGGGAGTAATACCGATATCAGTTGTATCGGTTTGGTCAAATGTTTTTCCGGGTTGACGAATAAACAAACGTAGTACATCATTCTTATTATTATCTCCACCGAGCTCGAAAGTTTTAATTGCTTGGTTTACTTCACCGGGGAAAGAAAAGTTAAACGGACCAGAAATTGGCGCGTTAGTAGTACTGTTAAAAAATCCATAATAAACTTTATCTTGATCACCACCACCGTCTTGGTTTTGATCTCCGTCAATATTACCAAGAGAAATTACACCAAGATATTCTCTATTAACCGTGGTATTATCTTCTGCTTTTTCAGTCCACCCTCCAGTACGAATTAGATCTCTTGAGGAATCATCTGAAAGTTTCCAACCGTAACTAAATTCGAACTGTTCTGGTGTAATGGCAACCAACGGAAATGGATATGCGATTAAGTTTTTTGATCGCGGGTCATCTTTCCATTGTTGTTTTAAAAACGAATAAAGACATTGTAAGGATACGCCGTCTTCGTCTAAAAGTGCACCAGAACCGTTTATTTCCGTTCCATTTTGACCATTATTAAGTCTAATAGTACGGTTAGCCGTATTGATGAACACATTAGGTCCCGCAACACGAGCGATGTTCTGTGCACTATCTGTTAAAAAATCTGGATCTACAATAGTGGTCATTTATGGGTCTCCGTAAACCGTTGAAACTAAAGTTATTTATAATTATGAGTACGTATAACTAACTCTATCATTCCAAATTTTATCAAAAGTTGCTTCACCATTCGCCCATAAAATATTGAAGTCATCTCCAATCTCTTCAATTCTTTTTATTCTCCATTTGGCTTCTGCCTCACCTGTTCCAGGCAATGCTTCACCCACGTAAGTATAAGATCCTTCAACATCTATTAATCTGTTGTATTGAACTTCCAATTCTACCTTCAACCTGTCTAATACGTTTATAAACGAATCTGCAATAAATTTCTTTTTTACAGGATCGTATATTAAAATAGCATTATCTGCTAATGAGGTTAATGCTGCTTTATCTACATCTGCATTATCTACTAATTTATACGAACCACCACCACCTAAAGTGCTTAATGCGGTTTGCATATTCTTCATTTGACGATCAATATTTTTATCAATCGTTTTTTGATTTTTTTCTGCTTTTTCTGTGAACGATTTAAGGAGTTCTTCAAATTTTGGTTCATAATCTGGAGCGGGAATACCGGGATCTCCTTTATCACCTTTATCTCCTTTGTCCCCCTTTAATCCGGGAGGACCTTGAGTACCTACTTCCCCACGCTCTCCGCGTTCTCCGCGTTCTCCGCGTTCTCCGCGTTCTCCTTTGCTACCTTTATTTCCTTTTGGACCAGCAGGTCCGAGTGCTCCATCGCTGCCGGAAGGACCGATATCACCGGCGTCTCCTTTAGGACCTTGTATACCTGGCTCACCTTGTCGTCCAGTTTCGCCAACAGGTCCGGGAACGCCTTGTTCGCCTTTTTCACCGCGTTCGCCACGTTCTCCCTGAGCGCCGCGTTGTCCATCGTCGCCGCGTTCTCCCTGTGGACCTGTCTCACCTCTTTCACCTTTTTCACCACGAAGTCCAGTATCTCCCTTGTCTCCTTTGACACCTTGCTGACCTCGATCACCTTTTACTCCTTTATCTCCTTTATCTCCTTTGGGACCTTGTAATCCCATGGGACCTTGTAAAACTTGAATTTCATCTAAGATGTTATATAATTTTTCTTCAAGTTTTTTTATTTCTTTTCGTGTATGTGCAACAGAAAAAGCAGTTGTTACTACAGGATTAATCTTGTTCATTGATCTTGCTAAGATATCGTGTCATTTCTTCTAATAATTCATCTTCTTGTGAAGGAATATAATGTTCTTCTTTTCTTTCTTCACCACCATCAGTTTTAGGTTCGGGTTTATCCGGAACAACCTGAACGGGTACTGGCTCTTTTGGAGCAGGAGAAGGTTGTTCTTCATCCGGTTCTTCTCCCGGATCTTCTTCCATTTGTTTTTTCATTTCTTCAATATCTTCATCAGAAAGACGCATAATATTTTTCCAAATCCATTCTTTAGAAACGTATTCATTAACAAATTGCGTTGCTTCCGTCATTAATCCAAATCTTTCTCTCCAAAGATCTGCTTCTTTAAGTTCTGTAAACGCATTATCTTTTACATAATCGACAATAATGTCGTTTTTCCAATCTTCCCAATCCTGTTGAGTAATGATATTTTTCAATACCAATTGTTTTTTAAGTATTCCTAAAAACACATGTGAAAATCTTTTACGAAGTCTATCAATATATTTTTGGAATTTAACTTCATCCCGAGTGATTTCGGTGCTTCTTCCTAATGAAAATTGGGACTCTTGTTCTAATCTATTTACAGGAACGTTTAAACTACGGTATAATCTTTTTTGAAAATAAAGAACATCATCTATTTGACCAAGGTTATCACCTCCGGGTAAAGTAGATATCTCAGTACCTTTACCACCTTCTCTACGAGGTAACCAAAAATCTTCCAACATAGACATGTGTTTACGTTCGTCTTTTAGTTCACCCGTATGAGCATCATAAACCAATTTGTTGCGATACTTGGTCATGATATCTTTCATATATTGTTCTGCTTTACCACGAGGTAAATTGCCTACGTCAATGTAAAAGATTCGACGTTCAGGTGCTCGAGCAAGGCGATAGATGACAAGACTATCTTCCATCATACGCAACTGGTTGATGGGTTTTAAAGCCTTATGTAAATATGATACTACTTTCTTTTTAGTTTCGTCTAACAACCCTGACGAAACGTAAGAAATAGAGTCGTTGCTAAATTTTACAGCATTACCCTGTTGTCCGGGTTTCTCCTCATACAAATAAAATTCTTCAACATTATCTACAATTTTTACGTTTGTCTTCGGATCTTTTTTATATGTAACATTTCTAACTTTACGAATTTTTGATGCATCTAACAATCGAACATCTTGAATACCTGCTTTAGGGTTCGATTCCTGAACAACTAGATGATGAAAAATTCTTCCGTCAATATACCATGATTTAAAAATATCATGACCCATTTCGTTAAAATTTAACATTCCGACAATGTTTTCAAATTCTTCTACCATTAATTTTTTAACACGATCAGGTGCTTCAACTTTATCTAAAGAAAGATCAATAGTAGATTCTAATTCTGAAGCAGAAATTGCTTCGTTAATAATTTCTTCAATCGCCATGTCTACTTCTGGATTAGTAGCAACTCCACGATATCTAGAAATTAACTGATGATTATCTTTTGCGCTTATGTCACCATCTAGGTTAACATAATGACCATAATGTCCTGCTACCGTGGTAACATAACCAGCCCCATCCGGATCGGTTGGAGGTACAATGGACAGTAATTTTTTCTCCTCCTTGGTCTTTCTTTTGAGTTCGAAACCAAAAAGTTTTAAAATAGTATCATCAGCCATGAATTTTTCCTAAAATTAAATAAAGGGAGCCATACGACTCCCTATTATTTAGAAAGGTTTTAACTTGTCGTATTAGATTCCCAATATTGAATTGCAAAAGTAACATCAAAGGTTTCTAATGCATCGACAGTATCATAATCTACAGTGATTGCAGTGACAGCAGTTGGGAAACAACCACGAAAGTTGTATCTCTTTAAGATGTTTGAATCACGATCTAACTGTTCTACAACTAAATCTGCCTGATAATCAACGGGATTAGTAAATCCTGTATTTGCAGAATGTGAGTTAATACCGTTTAACCATCTTTCCATAGGATCTCTGATTGCAAAATCAGTATCGTTAATGATAGTAACAGTCCAATCTTCAAAAACTCGATCCCCAGCAATTTTAAGTTGGCGACCACGGAAAGGTACTGTTAGAACTCCTGTGGAACTTGCAGGCAAAGCTGCAGCTTTACAAAGGAAAGATGTCAGTTCGACATCTCCCCCTGCATAAACTGGAAAGTTGATGGTTGCCTTGAACAAATTAGGTCTAGCACCACCGCCTCTCAGTTTTGATTTAAAGTCATCGACTCCTAAGATTGCCATTTATTTTCTCCTTATGCTTAGACCCTGCCTACTACTTCTTCAAAGTCTACGCCTGTTCTAACCGCCACAAAATTCAATGTGATGAAGTTAATAGAACGTGCAGGCTTGATGAAGATTGAGGCAATAAATCGATTAGCGTCAATTACAGCAGCAGTGTTGTTTGTTTCATCACAAACTACACGAAAGTCCGTAATACCTCTTCGACCTTGAATTTCTCTCAAAAACGGTTCAACGATGTTAACAAACTCTGCACGAGTAAATTCATCATTGAATTCAAACAAAACATTAGACGCTGCTTGTTTAATTGATCTTTCAATCAACAAGAAAAGTCTACGAACGTTAATTCTATCGAAAGCACTTGGACGTGCCTCTTTGGTCTTGTCCCCATAAAGAAGAATACCTTGGCCAGGTAAATTAACTACCGGGTTGACTCCAACTTTATAAAGTTGATCACGATATTCTCTTGCTGCATTCCAAGCAAGAGAAGTAACCCCAAGATAAAGACCTCGTCTCTGTCCAGCGGGTGAGAACCAAGGTGCAGCATTTTGATCTGTCAATGCCATTAACCCAGCAGTAGAACTGCTTGCGGGAATGAAGACATATGCATCGTTATACTTGTCGTAAACTTTTAGATAGTTATTATCTAACACAAGATAACTTGACGAGGTTAAACTATTAGAAAATGCTTCAATCGCATCTGCAATATTGCTAACAGTTGATTGATTTAATACATCGTCACGCGAAGGAGAAGCAACCACAACACAATCTTTTCTTAAACCTCTTGCAATACCTTCAAGATTGGTAACCACTGCAGTTTGATCTACAGTAGATGTCATTCCGGGAGCAATCAAAAAATCA